CATGACATGGCGCGACAAAGGTTCGTTGTTCACCGTTGTTGGTCCGTGGTTCTCAATCGCGGTCTTCCAAAAACGGCTTGGTGTTCCTTCAGATATGTGAGCTTCCAAACTCACCTCCTTCACTTCCACCACTGGGGGATTTGTATGATCCAACTTCAATAAAGCTATATCAACACATTCCCGTATGGTAGGCACCATAGCTATCATTTTATCCTCAGGGATCCAAGCTACGTGCACACCACACAGAGGGCGCTGATCAGCCACTTGAGCTGTAACATATGGTCTCCCACAGTCTCCAGCTTGAGATGGTACAGATACAAGCCCTGGATAGGCATATACCTTCTGACTCACAACCAGATGATGGAACCGCAGTCTCGCCTTACACCCCTCGGATCTCACTCCGAGGAAGTAAGCTTCTAACTCCGTCCCCATCATGTGCTTGTAATCCTCTAGTGTCTTCATTAGATGCAAAATTGACCTGGCATGATCAACATTACACCCTACCAATCTGACAACTACAAGATCCAAGGCACAACTCCTCATGATTTCAGGTCCCTTCACTTCCTGCACATTATATGCACTCATTGAAAAGGCTTTGAAACCAAGACGAGCTCCAGCACGATCTGTCATCTCCATCTCCAAACGTGGTGACGTTTGAGCAGCATACTCCTTGCAGTACTTATCATAAAAATGTTTAGGCACTAGCAAGTTCCTACTGTCAATCGCCAACGCGTTCATACCCCACGCTACACCATCGATCACCATCTGCACTCGTCGCACATTCCGGCTGATCATGGTCACCTTGTCGGTCTGTCCTTGTAAGACGGCTTTTACGCCCTTAACCTGCGTCACTTTACGGTTGATGATTTTCTCACCTTTTTCGTATCCTCCTTGTTGTTCTGTCTCCATAACACCAAAGTAATACTTAAAGGTAGACTTCACCATCCGCACCAGCAACGCAACAGCCAAGGCCGCACCAGCCGTCAAAGCTAACACACCTGCTATATACGCCGCTAGCCCCTTCCATTTTACTGGAGTTGGGCCAGCGTCGTGCTCTTCAGTCAATTGTAAACAGCGCATGAACTCCGCATCCTGTCTTTGATCAGGACCATAGAATTCCGGGTCCTCTATCACTGACTGACGCAATGGCAGGTAATGTTCAGGTCCAAGTTCCAACAAGGTATTGCACCAGACTCTGCGACGGGTCACAAAATCTGGCACATCTTCAGCACTGAAGTAGTCCTCCGTTTCACCCTGTGGCTTCGCAACCACAGGTAAGGCGAACTTATCAGCGCTAAGACTCGTGTCCAGGGCGAGCTTTGTTGTTTGTCGTGTTCGGTAATGATTAGCAATAGTAGTTACAAGTTGAGCAAATGAGATTTCAGTTCCTTTTTCGTTCGGTAAAGCAAAATTGTGAGTTTCAATCTTCCAATGGCGCTCTGCAGCCTGAAAAACATCAGTCTTCTTCAAATCGTCTGTAAACAGGGTGGCATTAAACCTATCTCCGCGGGCGGAGAGTTGAATACCAACCTGAAAACGGCGAGATAAAGCTGTCTGATCCTTAACAGTGTTAACGCCATGAAAAGATGACAAATTAGTAGTACATATAACAAAAGGCGAGTCAAAAACAGTTTTCTTTTCATCCATCGCAGCCATCGGAACCGGACAGTTAGACACAGATATCAAATTGATAATGTCGGCAAAATCCTTATCATCGGTATTTTGTCCAAAATCATCAATTACGACCCAAGGTTGGGACGTATATCCATCCATGTATCGCTGATCCGGATCTCTAGGCTTCGAATAGACTTTGGCTTGCGCTTCTTCGGTCGTCATAGCCAGTTTGAGCTCTTGTAGCACGGCACGAGGCAGAACTGTGGTAGTCATAAATGACTTTCCACACCCTGCTCCACCATACATAAGAACTCCCACTGGCTCCGGCCGTCCAAACGCTACATTTTGCATTTCAGTTAAAGTGTTTGTTCGAGTAATGATTTCATTAGCAGTACGTAAATAATGTTGAGGAAAAGTTTTAAGTAGTGGTCCTTTT